TGCAACTAAATCGTAAGTGAATAATTGTTTGATTTTTACCTTTCCGTTAGATTCAACGGCTCCAGCTGCTCTTGATGAGATTTGTAATGGTACACCAGCATCTACTAGGGCTTTAGCTTGACGTCCTGCGTCAGTATCTAGTAATTTGATTCTACCTCTTACTTCTTTTGATTCTTTGTCGTAATATAATTCTTCAATAATATGAGAGACACTCTTAAGGGAAATATCGAATTGTTGCGGGTGATCTAACTCACCTAATAGCTTAGAAGACTTAATCTTGTCTTGTAATGCTTCTATCTGAGGAACGTATTCGCTCTCAGTATAGATTCGATTATTTTTATTCTTTTGATCTATTTGACCAAATATACCTTCTAGAATGTAATCTTTATTCTCAGTATCGGTTACTTTTAGCTGAGATGAAGACATTTCAACAATTAATAAGTTGTTGTTATTTGCCATAACTATGATTTATCTATTTTTATTATATATCTACTTGTATTATGCAATTATCTTAATATCTTTTAGATGTCAATATCTAGGCCTCCATCATCGCCTTCTTTTTTGTCATCTTCCTCTTCTTCGCCTTCAGCTTCCTTTTCTACCTCCGCGTCTTCTGCAGATTTATCTAGGTAATATGCTGTTAAAATATCCATTTCGCCCTCAGCGAATGCATCTTGTCCATATTCATTATAGAAGTAATCTTTAAAATCGCTTTCAGTTTTAGAAGCTGTAATTGCTCCTAATATTTCTGCAGATTTAATAGTAGCACCAGAATCTAAAGTCTGATCTTCTACATATATTTTAGAATCTTCTCCTGCCTTTAACGAGTCTTCTGAAATAAACTCTTCAAATGTTTTAATAATTTTCATATTTTATATATCTCTTTTTCTTAACTATCTAGGATTACTCATTAAAAGCCCATTCCATCATCTTCCTCTTCAGGTTGATCTGCGGCAGTTTTTCTATCTTTTGCTTTAAATGCTTTGTTAGCTCTAATCTCGTCGTCAGACAGTTTTAAGTACTTTCTAACTAAGTATTCTTGATCGAAGTAATATTCCTCTTCCATTGTTTCTTGGTTAGTTGTCATTAAACTATCTCTCATACTTGAGATAAAGTCTAATCTTAATGACATAACCTCTTGTTCTTTTAATTCAGCAAACATATTCTCTTCATTATATCTTAAGGCTACTTGAGTCTTAAATTGAGGATCGTCTTGGAACTCAGGGTATTTAAGACACATTTGAATATACATTGGCTTAACCAATATCTCTTGAAATACAGATCTTAATCTCTTAATGAACTTACCGAATTTAATTTCATCTCTTACCATACCATCACCTGCTAATGCAAAGTCACCGCCATCATCTTCATATAAGAATCTGTTGTAAGGAATTTTAGAAACCTCTTTAAGTTTATCTTGGAAGTATTTAACTGCTTCAGTATCTGAAAGATCTGGTCCTTCAGAACTAAGAGTTTCGATTTCTGGCGTTTCACCATCTTTAGAAGGTAACCAGTATTCTTTACTAAATTGTAGCATTGGCTTACCATCAGTTTCTAATGTTCCTGATTCGAAGTCAAAATCAACTACCTCTTTATAGTTATTCATTAACTGAGCTAACGATTGTTTTGCTCTAGTTTTAGATTTACCACCTACAGGTATAATAAACTTCATTCTAAATGAAGCGTTAGTTACAGCCCAGATTACTCTGGTATGTTCCATAATTCTAAGTAGGTTAAATGATCTTATTAATCTTTCAACATAAGATACTCTCGATGCTGTTGAAAGTGAAGAGTATGCAATATAAATGATTTGAGAATCATATAACACCCTTTCTTTTGTTGGATCATCTTTAAACTGAACCCATACTTTTTTACCATCGTCTTTATTGTAACCTGGCATTAGTGTTACTGGATCAATCTCTTTAAATCCGATAATCTCCTTTTGGTCTGGGGAATAAATTATCTCAAATGATAAGTAACCATCTACTAGGAACTTTCTAAAAAAGTACCAAGCTGATTGTTCACCATTAAATCCAAAGTAGTGATAGATTTGTCTAAAGTATTTGTTAAGGTCTTTTTGCACATCATCTGATACATCAAGTCCTGCTATATCTGGTTGAGCAAAGAAGTTTTTATCATCATATACTACTGCTTCATCACAAAGTATATCTAGTATATCTTCAATTTCATCATTCTGTGCAAACCTTCTAAGTTCGTCTCTTTTTCCTGGGTAATCAGTATCAAAGAACGGTACGTTCTTTTTCATGTTTATATCTCCCATGGATAGTGCAGCAAATGCACCATAAATATCATCATTGTCTAATCCGAACGGGTTCATCTCTTTGTAACCGAACTGATCTTCCATCGGTCCAATAGCTTGAGATTGTCTAAGCACCATGTCATCATAACGCATACCAAAAGAACTTAGCGTTTTCAAAGCGTTTGAAAGGCTAAATGGTCTTGTGTTTGAACTAAGCGGTCCGTTTCGTTTGTCAGTAAATCCTGCCATAATATAGTATTATTTCTGTTTTATATATCTCATTTATTTAGATGGTTTCTGAAGGCTGCCCTTATCTGTCCAACTGATGAGCCATTGAGCTCTAAAAAGTCACACAGGGCTATTCTTGCCCAGTTTTCGTATGACACTACAACTTGCTGAGATTTACGAGTTGTTGCATACTGTCTTATTGCAAAATCAAAGCCATATCTCTTTAGGAATGTTTTAGCTCCTTGGTATGATAATGATAATGGCCCTTGTGCTCTAGCGTTCTCTGTTTTAGAACCTCTGTTCTGTCCTTGTATATAGCCTTTATATTGCTCATAGATAAAATCTAAGAGGTCTTGCTTTACAGGGACTGGTAACATATTAAGATTAATACCCATGTCATTACCTGTATCTGAGCGGTTCAGTGCCAATACTACTGGATTGCTATCCCACCATTCTGCGGCAATTGGGTTTTCATATCTAAACACATATATCTTACCTTGTTGGAATGGACCTGCTGATCTAGCTACTGCCTTTTCTCTAACAGCTTTTTTAGAAGTGTCAAACCAATCTTCTGCTGCAGCGATTGCTTTTGCCATTCCACCAGCTTCTTTAGATAGTTCTCCTATTTGTTTTTTAACTTGTCCCATTATTTAAGTGTCTTTTCAGTTAAGACTATAAATCGCCAGCCTCGGTTTTCACACCAAGCATTTGCATAAGCATATTTATCACGATTTTTAATATATGCTTCGGCTAAGAATTTATAGGAATTAAGTGCTTTCTTAGATTTGGTCTTAGGAGGGAGTGGTTTTTTAATCTGTGCCTCTGGTTTAATTTCAACCAGCCATTCTACCGGAGCTTCGTCATTTTCACCTGCAGTTTTCATATAAAAGTCTGGATAGTACTTATGTTCTTTACCATCTTTTGACCATTTATACTTAATAGTTACAGGTTCACTTGACCACTTTAATACACTTTCTTTATTATCACACATAATACAGAACTTTCTTTCCCATGAGGAACGATAAATGATCGGTGTTGGACCGATATACTTATCTGGATTTAATGGGTTGTAATACCCTTGTACAAATCCTGAGTTGCCGCTAGGTTTTAAGTTCTTTATTGACATTAAATATTAAACATTCCAGATTCGCCATCACCACCTTTAGTGTTGATACGATCCATTGACATTGTATTTTTATATTTAGTAGGGTGGATTTTATTCCAGCCTTTAGCGTAACCTCTTTTTGCAATCTCCGTAAAGTATGCAAATGCGTTAGTATATTTAGGGTTGAAGTTTCTCCAGTACTTAAGAAGGTCTAATATTGCAAATTGCATACAGTCGTTCTTATCGTCTATATTTAGATAAACTAGTTTTCTAATTGCTCTTTCTGCGATTAGTATCAACATCTTCTCAGCGTCATTTGTTAGCTTATCATCTTCTAAAGACTGTACAATCTGATTGTATAAGTCTTTGTTATTTAAGTAATTCTTTTTTCTTGGCACAGTGTGTGTTTAATTAGATTACTAGTTATACTAAAAAAAGCCCATTTGTTTCGAATGAGCTTTTTCTTAATAGATCGTGATGTGTATTAAGCAGTATCTTCTTAAGAAGGAACTTCAATTTTGTACTTTTCTATTCTGTATGGTTTGCTATCAACAAATACAGTTAGAATATCGTTCTTACCAGCTTGTGTATATTCTACAGCATCCACTTTAATTGAAGAAGCTTCTTCAAGTCCTTCAACATCTGTTTTTAATGTAGCATCAATATAACCATCTTCGATAGTTAATACATCTTCTTCTAGGGCTTCTATTACTTGATTTACTTTAGTAATTTCAGATCCTATTAATTTATCAGCAGCTTTAATATCTGGAAGGTTTCTATCAGCTTCTGCTAATCTACCTTTTTGGTCATATAAGAATGATAACATTTCTTTGTAAAGAGCTTTAGTTTCTGCTTTCTTAGATTCTAATATTGCATTAGATTCTAAAAGATCTTGAAATTGTTCAGTAATATCTACGCCCGTTTCTTTCTTTGTATATTCAATTGCTGATCCTGTTAGCATTTTTTCAAAGCTAGCTAATTTAGTAGATTCGTTTGCTCTGAATACAAATGCATTTTTTTCAGCTCTCATTGTTACAACAGTAACATCACCTTTCTTAGATTCTGTAATAAAATCTAATACTTTATATGAGTTATAGTTTTCACATGCTAATTGAAATGCTTCAATTAATTTTTTATCTGCATATTTAATATATGCTGATGCAAAGAATACTTCAGATAGTTTATCTTCGGAACCAATTGGCATTTCGATATTACCTGCTTTATATACGTTTTCGTTTGCGTCGTATGAGAATTTCACTGTTAGGCTACTAGCTTTCGCTTCGTTTATTGCAGCTTTAGTAGTTTTAATTTCCTTATTAGCTTCTGTTAAAGCTCCGGATTTTTCACCTGTGCCGTAAGAAGTTCTAAGTTCTTTTGCAGTCTTTTCTAAGAATGATAACTTTTCATTTAAAGCTAAATAGTTCTCAAAGTTTTCTACTGAACCTTCTTGTATTTTAGTTACTGGTGATTTAGCATTGTAATCATAGTAAAAAGAAATACCAGCTTCGTTAATATCGAATATTTTCCCTGCTGCTACTAAAGTCCTAAATGTCTCGTTAGTTTCAGCTACAGTTTCGATGTGACTTCCTGTGATTTTGAAATCTCCACCTGCGGCATGAAAAATATATCCTTGCCCTTCTTCTAAGATAGGTGACTTAATTCCTTTGTTAAATGTATTTGTCATTTTGAAATTTTTATGTTTTCTTATTGTATATATCTATCAAATTATTGATCTAGTTTATCTCCGAACGGTGTCTGCTTTGCTTTTACCTCGTAATTGTCTCCAAGTAGCGCACTATTTGGGTTACCCTGTCCAGGTGTGGTTAGATTACTATTACCAATTGCAAACATTCTATTAGACTGTTTTCTACGTCTAGTAAGTCGTTTTATTTGAGATTCTGTTGTTAATTGATTACCTAATGTTGCTGAAATAACCGAGTCAGTTACATCTACCCCAACTTCTGTTTTAATCCATTGTTCTCCATTAGCTTCCCATTTAGCTGGCTCATAAGTATCGTAATATACTTGTGGATGTGCTGTAGGATCTAAGAATCCATTAGGATCTACATAGTCTCCAACAATAGCATTAGCATAAGCAGTTCTAGTGAATTTTCTATAAACATCTTCTTCAAAGTCGAATGATGGTATAAATGCATTAATCTCTAATGAGAAACTAACTTTATGGTTTTGTTTATCATCAAATGAATATTCAACAGGTCTTTCTTGTGTATAATCATCCGGCATCATATACTCAGATGTAATTCTGTAAGTTCCCTCTTCTAAATGTCCAGCATCTACATGGTAGAAATTAGCCTTGTACATTTTCTTTACAATAGATTCAGTAACTTTAAATAGGTCTAATTGACTTGATACTAATATTTCAACATCAACTCCTATTATACATGGGATCATTTCGAATTCAGCGACATAACCTTCCATTAAGCCATCTTCGTTCATCATTGAATAATGACCCATGTTTCTTTTATTAACTAGCTTTGATGGATCTACTGCGAATGAAGTTAGGTTTACAATACCTCTTGGTACTTTATCGTAATTTCCATCTGCAAAATCCCCATTAGGATCACATGAATCTCCATTAACGCTAGAGAATAAGAAGCTATCTTTCATAAAGTTTTCATCTCCAGATACTGCATAAAAGAAAGGTACATCTATTTCTGCCCTTTCATCATTACTAATCTGTCTATAAAAGCTTAATTTATCATTAAGGTCTGCTAATAGACCAACAATGACATGTCTGATAACTGAATCGTCTTTATTAAATTTTAAATTGTATGTAGCCATGTATTATATATCATCTTTTCTGATCAAACAAAAATGGCCAATATTTCTATTGGCCATTCTTAGTTAATTAAATTGAATTGTATTACCCTTCGCAGATTCCTATTACTATCGGATCTGAGAATGTCCATT